CCATGTAAAATAATCTGTACTCTTCTTTAAGATCATTTCTTAACATACAGTATTTACATTACTGTTACATTTAGTGCGCTAACATTGGGGTATTTTAGCCGATTGTAAATCCGTAACCTACGCCACCAGCAACTTGCTGAATTACATCTTGCTCTAGTTTTTCCATTTCTTGCATTGCTTCATTTTTAAGATCATTACCATTAAGGGTTGACCCACCTTGTGGTCCTGCAATAGTAGCAAACTTTGAACGTGCTTCGCCTAACATATATTTACAGTTTGCCAAAGTATAATCTTTAATCCACTGCTTTGCTAGATAATCATCAAGTAGTTGCTCGTCTGGACGATAATTGTACGCCATGAGCATTAGTGTTTCGTCTGTTCTCGGACGCTGTAATAATGTAAGTTTATGTGTTGTAGGATTCCATTTGAATTCGATGAACGATCCAAACATACGTCCTACAAGTTCTTGGTATTGGCTAAACAAATCATATGTTGCTAGTCCTCCCATATTAGATGAACTTAACAGATATGTGTTAGTGTACGCAAGGTTAAATGGTTCAAACAAAGTGCCGCCGTCTCCGCCGCCTGTTCTTGATCCAATTGATCTACGAAAGATTCTTCGAACTTCAATAACTTCGTTTGGAAGTGTGTATTCATTTGTATCTTCCATAGTTTCCATAAACAAATACGATTCTTCTACACTGTTATCTGAACGCTGTCTAAATTTAGTTAATGATTTAACTAAAGCAGTTTCATAATGGATAGGATCTAGTTCGACATCGACCATGCCGCCGCCTAGCATTGCGTGGACGTAGTCAAATATTTCTTGTTTTTGTGTAGCCATATATAAAGTTCTCCGATATAGTATTTATCTTTCGATAAATATGTGTATGCCAAGACTTAGCTTATATAAACCCGAACGTGGTAACGATTTTAACTTCCTAGATAAACAAATTCTAGAGATGTTTACTGTTGGTGGTACAGACATACATGTATACAAATATATCGGTACTGATGACGGAACAACCGTTAAAGATCATACTCAAATACAAGATTTAATGTTTCTTGAAAATCGAGATAGAAAATACGATCAAGATATTTACAGACTTAGAGGCATATACAATGTACAAGATCAAGATTTTGATTTAAGTCAGTTTGGTTTGTTTTTAAGCAACGACACATTGTTTATGACAGTTCATATACGCAGCAGTGTTGAAACTATTGGTAGAAAAATTATGCCTGGTGATGTATTTGAGTTGCCGCATTTAATAGATGAATATGCAGAAAATGATGCCAGTGTTGCTCTTAAAAGATTCTACGTTGTAGAAGATATTAATCGTGCTGCTGAAGGATTTTCACAAACATGGTATCCGCACTTATATCGTGTAAAACTAAAACAAATATACGACGGACAAGAATATAAAGATATTTTAGATTTACCAGCAAGTGAAGATGCGCCCGATGGAGATACTTTAAGAGATATATTATCTACATACGAAAGAGAAATGAATATTACTACAGGAGTAATACAAGAAGCAACAGAAGAAACTCAAAAAAGCGGATATGATATCAGTCATTACTTTTCAGTATCCGTTGACGACAACGGTATAGTAGAATTAACTGAAACAAAAGACGCAGACGGTTTATCCGAGATGGCGCCGCCTGATAGAGCAGGATACAAAGGATATATTATTGGTGATTCTATTTCACCTAATGGAGAAGCATTTGGCTTTGGAGTTCAGTTTCCGGCAGAGCCAGAAACTAATGATTATTTTTTAAGAACAGATTTTTTACCTAATAGATTGTTTCAATTTAGAAATAATAAATGGAACAAAATTTACGATGTTAAACGTGCATTTGTTTACGGTGCAGATGAAACTAATACCCAGCGTGGCACATTTATTAATAATACCAATACTAATAATATAGGTGGCGAAGTAACCGAAGAAAGACAAAGTATTTCTCAAGCACTAAAACCTAAGGCGGATAACTAATGCAACATTTTTATGATGGACAAATACGTAGATATCTTACACAAATAGTTAGATTGTTTGGACAATTTAGTTATAAAGACGGTAAGGGTAGACTAGTACAAGTTCCAGTTACATACGGCGACTTAACAAGACAAGTAGGAAGTATCCTTAGAGATAATTCTGAAAATAAAATTCCTAGCGCACCAAGAATGGCTGTGTATATAACCGGACTAGAAATGGATACTTCACGTCTAGCAGATAGCAGTTATGTTAATAAGCTAAACATTAGAGAACGTGCATATGATGTAGACGGCCAAGAATATTTAAATAAAGCAGGTAAAAATTATACAGTAGAACGTATAATGCCAACCCCTTATACTCTTACTGTAAACGTAGACATATGGACTACTAATACGGATCAAAAATTACAAATACTTGAACAAATTTTTATGTTGTTTAATCCTAGTTTAGAAATACAAACAACAGACAATTATATCGATTGGACTAGTTTAAGTGTTTTAAATATAGATAACATAAACTTTAGTAGTAGAAGTATACCAACTGGTACTGAAAGTGAAATTGATGTTGCTTCGATTAGTTTAACAACACCTATCTTTATTAGTCCTCCTGCAAAAGTTAAAAAATTAGGAGTTATTAGTAAAATAATTACAGCAGTATTTGCAGATCACGGATTAGAAGTTAATATAGACGAAACTGCTTACACACAAAGTTTAGTTGAACAAAAAATTAAAGAGAACGAAGAAACAGACAAAGTTAATAGTCAACCAGATGAAGCATTGACTAATGAAAGTGCATTAGTAGTAACTACATATCAAGATTATGGATTAGAAGTGTTTGATGGTGTTGCAAGATTATTAAAGAATGGTGTTAATCGAAACGATACATGGACTGCTTGGAACATTGCGCAACCATTTACATTTGAACCTGGAATTACACAATTACGATTACAACGTGCAAACGGTTTAGAAATAGTATTTACTATTGATAGTATTGATACTACAGACGAAACACGACTTATACTAAATGCTCCTGATGCAGAAACATTACCAGCAGATTCTGTTATACCAGGTCCTGCTGGTGACAAAACATATGTTGATTATATTATAGATCCACTAAGATTTGATCCAATGCAATCGCAATCAAATAATAGACTTTTATTATTAGGTAGTATAGGTGATCCTAATAATACTAATGGCGCTCTGGCATGGAAGAATTCAGATAACTCAGATTTTGTAGCAAGTGAAAATGATATTGTAGAATGGGACGGTTCACGCTGGCACATTGTTTTTGATGCTAGTGAAGAAACTAACGAAGCATTTGTAACTAATCTAAACACACAAACACAATACAAATGGACAGGCGAGTATTGGATACTCTCTTATGAAGGAGAATATCCAAATGGCTCTTGGAGGTTTACATACTAAGATAATTATTAGTATGAAAGACATTATTTGTAGTGGTGCATTAATTTATTCTCTAAAGTCTAAAATGTTTCTATTTCTGCATAGAGCAAACGGAAGCCGTAATAATGTTTGGGGCTTAGTTGGTGGAACTAACGAAGGTTTAGAAACACCCTGGGAAGGTTTGCGCAGAGAAATTGAAGAAGAAATAGGCTCTATAAATATAAAGAAAACTATTCCTTTAGAAACATTTGTATCTAACGATTCTAAGTTCCAGTTCCATACATATCTTTGCGTTATCGAAGATATTTTTATTCCTAAACTTAATAACGAGCATGACGGATTTGCTTGGGTAGAATTTAGTAAATGGCCGAAACCTTTACACTCAGGTTTGCAAAGCACTCTCAATAGAAAAAGTAATATTACTAAATTAAAAACAGTAATCGAAGTAATAGATTTACTTGACTAATAATCATAAAGGTAGTATAATAAATTATGTCTAAAGTATTAGTTATTGGTGATTTAATAAATGATAGGTATATTTTTGGTTCTTCGACTAGGTTAAGTCCTGAAGCACCTGTACCTATTGTAAGTCAGGATCGTATAGAAGAATTTCTTGGTGGCGCAGGACTTGTTTATAACAACTTAAAAAGTTTAGGCGTCGATGCAACTTTATTAGAATACGACGATCCAAAAAGTGAAAAAACTCGTGTAATCTGTGATGGCCATTATGTTACAAGAATAGACGACGATCGTTATGCTAACGGATTAGATATTTACAATGATATTAAAAAATTAGATTTATCTAATTTTGAATATGTTATTCTTAGCGATTACAATAAAGGTGTATTAGAATATTCAAAAGATATTATTGCACATCTTAATAGTTTTGATTGTAAAGTTATTGTAGATCCTAAACGCCACGTTAGTTGTTATGACGGGGCTTGGTTAGTAAAACCTAATTACAAAGAATACAAAGAATTAGGGTTTGAAAAATGGGACGGTAATATAATTGTCACTAATTCTAGTAAAACTACTACTGCTGAATTTGATTTAAAACGTTATGTTTCGCAACCTGAACCTTTAGAAGTTAATGATGTAACCGGAGCCGGAGATTGTTTTCTTGCTGCATTTGTTTATGCGCTAACTAAAGGGTATGATTATCAAAAAGCATTAGATTTAGCAAATAGAGGATCAACTGAAAGTGTAAAACACGTAGGTACATATATTCTTACTGAAAAAGACTTGAATAAACGTATTGTTTTTACTAACGGATGTTTTGATGTATTGCACAAAGGTCATCTTACATTACTAAAAGAAGCTCGCAGTTTAGGTGATAAACTTGTAGTAGGACTGAATAGTGACGGTAGTGTAAAACGCTTAAAGGGAGACAACAGACCGTTTAACGATCTTGAAACAAGACGAGAACAATTAGAACTTATTCCGTATGTAGACGAAGTTATTGTATTTCATGAAGATACGCCATATGAGCTTATTAAAGAACTAAAGCCAGACTTAATTGTTAAAGGTGGAGACTATACTGTAGAAGAAATTGTAGGACATGATTTAGCACCTGTGCATATTGTACCTACAGTACAAGGTTACAGTACAACAAAAATTTTAGAGGCGTCTGTATGAAAATTTTAATTACTGGACACAAAGGATTTATTGGACAAAATCTAACTCTTAGATTACAAGACGAACACGAGCTATCAGGATATGAATGGCAAGCTGATTATTTGCCTGAAGTTGAAGGCTATGATTGGGTTATTCATTTAGGTGCTATTTCAAGCACAGCTGAACGTAATGTTGATAAGATCATGTTACAAAATTATGAATTTTCAAAATGGTTGTTTAATCAATGTAATCTAAAAGGTGTAAATTTTCAATATGCATCTAGTGCAAGTGTATATGGACCATACGAAAAGTTTAAAGAAGAAGATCCAAAACAACCACAAAGTCCGTATGCTTGGAGCAAGTATCTTTTTGATAGATGGGTTACTGGACTCTCAAAAAGAAACATTATAGTTCAAGGATTTAGATATTTTAATGTATACGGTCCTTTAGAAGACCACAAAGGACATCAAGCAAGTCCTATAACTAAATTTACTAATCAAGCAAAAGAAACTGGTACTATTTCTTTATTTGAAAACAGCGACAAATACAAAAGAGATTTTATTTTTGTAGGCGATGTATGTGAAGCACATAAAAAATTATTATCTAGTGATGTTTCCGACATTTATAATATAGGAACAGGAACTACTACAAGTTTTCAACAAATAGCAGACATTATTGCTAAAAAATATGATGCAAAAATTAAATATGTACCGATGCCGGATCATTTAGCAAATCAATATCAAGAGTACACATGTGCAGACAATTCAAAATTAAGTAATATTGTAAAAATTAATTTTACAACAGTAGAGGAATATATAAATGGATCAGCCAACTAGAAAGTCAGGTGTAGATCAAAAAGGTTGGGGCTACGAAATGATTTGGGCCACAAATGATTTATACTGCGGAAAAATTATGGTGTTTACTAGAGCTGGAGCAAAAACTAGTATGCACTTTCATAAAGAAAAAGACGAAACTTGGTTTGTAAACAACGGCAAATTTAAGGTTGCATACATTGATACAAAAAATTCAAAACTACATGAAAAAGAACTTAATGAAGGCGAAGTTTGGAGGAATCCTCCATTACAGCCACATCAATTAATTTGTCTTTCGAAAGAAGGAAGTGTTACAGAAGTTAGCACTCCAGATAGTGTTGAAGACAACTATAGAATTATTCCCGGCGACAGTCAAGTATTAAGCGAAGAATAAAATGTATAGCATAAACTGGAGCAATAAAAAATCAGACAACACTGTATCCGATAAAAAAGAATCTGCGATTCGATACAGTACAGATAAAACAGAAGAAGAATATAATATTCCATTCTACGATACTGTGAATAATATTGCACCAAAAGTTGTTGTAGGTTTAGATAGAGACGGTGTTATTAATGTTGATCGTGGAGACTATACCTACAAGGTAGACGACTTTGAACCGATCGAAGGTAGTTTAAAAGCAATAGCTAAAATTCGTAGACTAGGTCATAAAATTGTTATTATAACAAATCAAGGCGGTATAAGTAAAGGCATTTATACTCAAAACGATGTTGACACTGTACATAATCATATGTTTAATTTATTAGGTGAAGCAGGCTGTGCAAGTATAGATGCTCTTTATTATAGCGAAACTAGTGCTAGATGGGACCAGTATGCAAAACCTAATACCGGTATGTTTAAAAGATGTGAAAAAGAATTTCCTTTTATTAAATTTTCAAAAGGATTTTATGTAGGCGATAAAATATCAGATCTAAAAGCTGCTTTTAAAATGGGAGCAAAGCCTGTACTAGTAAAAACAGGCTACGGAAATGAAACGTTAAAAGAACTTAACAAGTTTTCTAATCAAAAAATTAAAAAGAAAACTATTGTTTTTGATAATTTATCTAGCTTTGCTGATTGGTTATCTCGTCGATAGCTATTCCAAAATTTGCACTAATAGTGGATCTTAATTCATCAGCCTTGTGTGTTGATACATAATGATCTAAACTAGCAGGAAAGAAAATAATATCCCCTTCTTCTAGCGGCGGCGTAACTCTTCTTCCCATAAACGGTTTGTTTGTAAAGCATTGTGCAAGATGTACCGGAAAATGACTGTAACTAGAATCATAAAAAGAAAAACTTGCACTGTTTGGTGGTAACTTTAACATATATGCACAGCTAATTACTAAATTTCCACCACTATGGGAATGTACTTCTTGGTATTGTCCTTTTGTATATCTATTTGCCCATGCTTGTCCGTACATTTTTTCACATGCTTCTTGTGACAATCCTATAGAATATGCATATTCGTCTACTAAATTATAAACAGTTTTAAAAAACAAATGCCAAGGAAATAAACTATTTTTTTCATCATTTTGAATTGTTGTTCTACAGTCACAATCCCAAAATGTTGCTTGATCAAAATTATCTTCAGACTCAATAAAAGGAGTAAATCCTTTTAAAATTTCTTCGTGATTAGGCATTTTTGTTTTATATACAGGTGTGCCAAAAATTACATTAAGACTCATTTTTTACCTTTACTAACTTTTTCTTTTCTGGCAAATACAAATATTCAATTTTACTTTTTGCTAGTGTATGGAATGCATCTTCTAAAGTTTCAACTAGAGGATCGCCGCCTAAATTAAAACTTGTATTAAAAATAATCGGACAACCTGTCTTTTCTTTAAAGGCTTTAATCAAATCATAGTAGTTTGCATTTTGTTCTCTGTTAACAGTTTGAATACGGCAAGTTCCGTCTACGTGAATAATAGCAGGAATCTTTTCTTCTACTCCGGGCTGACAATTAACAGCATACATCATTGTAGGAGAGTTTTTCATACCTCGCAAGTCAAACCATTCATGCACATCTTCTTCTAGAATAGATCCTGCAAATGGGCGGAAATATTCTCTGTTTTTAACACGATTTACAAAATCTTTTCCGTCAGGATCTGTTGGATCATAAAGAATACTTCTATTACCTAATGCACGTGGGCCGTTTTCACTACGTCCTTGAAATATTGTAACAATATTTTTGTTTGTAATTAAGTCGATAACATCTTCATTAGTAGCATCTGTAACTTCGGCAGAGTATTTTTTTGCTAGTTGTTGGATATCACCTTCTGTAATTTTATAATCTGGTCCTAGATAAACAGTTTCAGCTTGAGAATCAATCGACATATCTTTAGTAAGACTTCTATGTAACCACAATGCTGCACCCATTGCAGTGCCGCCGTCATTTGAAACCGGCTCTACATAAAGATTAATATCATTGTCTATCTCTTTTAAATAATGATAATTTGCAACACAATTCAACCCATATCCACCGCTTATAACAACATTTTTAATTCCTGTAGATTCAACAGCATGTTTTATTAGTTGAGTTACCGCTGCTTGAGATTCTACTTGTACTGCATATGCCATATCTCTTCTATTTTGGCATAGTGTTGCATCTTCTTCACCTTTGTCAATCAAATAACTATATAAATTTTCGTTTAGAATAGAACCGTTTGGATATCTCGGAACAAATAAACTTCTATTACTTACTGGAATAGGCAAATCAGTATATGGATCAAATACCGGAGGAATTAAATCATTAGGTTTACCATATGGAAATAATCCCATAGTTTTTCCAGCTTCAATGGCATCCCAGCCACAGTATTCTGTTACACCCTCATAACACTTAACAATGCCTGCTCTATCAGATAACGAAGTTGAAAATTTACCTATTTCTTTACCAAAAATATCTTGATCAGGTGCTGTAAGTTCTGCTGTTGGCAGATAGTCTCTACAACCCATAGTTTTAAAAAGAGTTTGTATATTGTCTGGATATGTACATTTATATAATGTTTCAGTTTCCCACATATGTTTTATAGATCCGTCAACTTCTAAATCAAAACAAGTCCCAGCACCGTCAACAATAACTGCTACTGCTTCTTCAAAGCCACTTCTATAAAATGCTAAACTGGCATGCATTTTATGATGTAGTTTAGATACATCGATTACTTGTGGATGCGGATCCCAAGGCGGAGAATACTCTATTAGACCTACTTTTCTAGCAAGACCTGTGTAAATATCCTCAGCAGTATAATCAACTCTACCAGCTGTTTCTGCAAGAGTTTGTGTATGCGATATTACCATGTAATCAAGTTTGTCTGTATACTCTAAAATTTTTAGAATTGACGCTAACGGTCCTCCATCGTACTTTTTACGAGTAAGTCTTTCTTCTTCAATAGAAAAAACTATTTCTCCATCTTTTAATAAGCATACTCCAGCATTGTGTCCTCTAGCAAGTCCTGCTATCCACATACTCATACATTTTCTCCGAAATTTTCTTTTGGTTGTTTAGGTGCAGTCTTAATAGACTTACCTACAGTTTGTTTAATTGATTTTACGATATCATTAATATGTTCTTTGCTCATATTCATTGCTTTATCGTTTAATCTATCTGGTTCTTCTTCAGTACTTACACGTATAGGACTATAAACTCTTCTACCGTCTCCTATATCAAACACTGTTATATCTTTGTCATTTAGATAAGTTGTGTTGATAGGAAAAGTACTTCCTGTAATTACAGTTGCTTGTTTTCCTAAAGATTTTGCAATATGTTGTCCTACACTGTCACAACCTAAGAAATGATCAGCTGCTTCTATTACACCTGCCCATATTCTAATATCCGGTATTTGAGGTTGTGCAAGCGGAGTGTTATCGCCGTCTTCATTATAAAATGGTAAGGGAAGTTCACTCATAATAATAACACCATAATCTTGTTTCAGTTGATTAGCAATATCAAGCATATCTTCTGCTCTAAAACTTCTAGATGTTTGGTCTATTAAACTTTCTTCAACACCTCGGCCAAATGGTTGTATTACAATAACTTTATTAAATCCAGTAACATCTTTTACTTCTTGTACTACTGATTTTCCATTATGCTGTTCTGATTTATTAAGATATATGTTAGGTATAGGTACTTCTCTTATGCCTTGTTTATTAATTTCAATATCAAATGCTTGTGCAAGACTACATTTTTGATTATAATATTCCCATATACGATATGGTTCTGGACTTACACAATTTCTATCTTTGATATATTGTTCAAATAATCCTTTATGCCATACATCGTATGCACGTCTATGAAGTGTAGGATGTCCTTTATAAAAGTCAGTTCCGCCTTCGCAAACAATAATAAAATCGTCATTTGGATTTTCTTTTTCATATAGTTCAAGTGCTGGAATTGAGGTTATAACACGACCGGCACCGCCGTTAATAAAGAATGCTGTAGATCTAGTCATTAAGATACCTTTTTGTAATTACAAAATATTTATAGTACACTTGATCCTATAATTACAAAAATGGTTTCATAAAAAAAGGCTGTACAAATATACAGCCTTTTAAGTTTTATATGTAACAGTTATTCACCGTATGGGTTATTAGAATCATAGCCTTCAACGCCATACTCTTCATTTAGTTCATCACACTCTGGCCAACAAGAATCAACAAAGATTAAATCAATTCCTGCATCTTGCATTACTTGCGGAAAGTCTCTAAGACGTTGCTTGTATGTTTCGATGCCTGCGGCTCTGTCTGCATCTACGCTTGAAAAAACCATTGCCGGTGCATCTGCTTCGGCAAGTCTTTGGTTTCTCTCAACTTTTATCATAGGCCATGTCTGAGGTAGTCCCATTACATCTACGTTTGAATTTTTATATAGGTCTAACGAATTAGTTTCAAAGTTCCATATAGATTTTTTATCATCGTATAACTCATCTGGATGAATTGGATATTCGTATGAAAAATGTCCATACCCTTCAATCGGAGTTGCAGGGATTGTTTTTTCACCAGGAGTTTCCTCCCAATCTTCTAAATCTTTATAATTATCATGATAATCTGATAAAACTTCAGCACCCAATGGATCTACAGTAGCATCGAGTTTAATAAGTTCTACTTCTTCTGGAATTTGACTAAAATCTTGTGTGATTTCTCTTGCTTCAAATTCTCTCCATACAGACTCAAATGATCCTACAGGATTTGCTCCTTCCGTATCCTTCCAAGCATAAAAATAAAGATACTTAGGTCCTTTATATGTCATACTAATTGTTTCTGTTGTTTCACCGTCTAGATAATTATCATTAGGACAATCATATGTATAATTTACCTCAACCCACTCAGTACCGTGTTCATCAGTATCTGTTATAGTACGATAATCAACTACTTCGCTTTCTAATTCATCATTTAAATTGTCATCAGCCATTAATTATCTCCAAGTAATTCTTACTAGTCCAGGATTTCCAGGTGTACCTCTACAGTTTCCTAAATCCTGTCCACACGTTGCTTTAATTAGATTTGACCCTGCCTTGGCAATTTGTCTAAATCCTTTACAACAATTTGTACAACCGCAGTACTTAGTACCTGTCTGCATAGCATATTCGTGTCTATTTTTAATACCCCATGATTCTGATGTAGCACTTGCTCGTGAACCACAGTTCATGTTTGATCTGTATCTGTTAAAATAAGATTCGTTACCTAAGTCAACAAAATCCCATTTACAACCAATACATAGTCCTAAGTTACACATGCCTTCACTTCTGTTACCTTGGTTGATACAGAAGCATACACAATATAGATTGTATCCGCCTCTTCCGCCCGGTACACATCCGCAACATATACCCGATCCGCTAAACCAACTACCACATCCTCTTGGTGCATCACAACAAGCCGTAAAACACCCACAACCGTTATTGGTTGTACCATTGCCGCCTGCTCCTACACAGTAGTTGTAACTACATCCTGGTACAAACTGTCCATCAATTCTTCTAATAGTCTTCCGACCATAATATCCAGCATAAGCGCCACAACTTGCAATGTCGCAGAAACAGTTTCTACAACATTGGCCTGCTCCCGAGCCGCCGCCACTCCATACTTCAAATGTTATCTCTGATGCACACGTTGGTGCCGACCAACTTCCGCAACGTCCGCAGTGCGCTCGACATCCGTGCGGACCGTTACACACTGAGCATGTATTAAAACATTGAAACATGCCCCCAGAGGTAACACCTTGTGTTCTTTGGCACGTTCCGTCTGGAAATCTAATACCATCTGCGTATAAACAAGTTGCCATTTATTCCTCTCCTTTTAAACTATTTATTTCTGCTTTTAGTTCTTTGATTGCTTCAACTAATAATGGTACAAGTCTTTCGTATTGCAATGTTATGTAGTCATTGCCTGAAATACTTTCACCTTCTTCTCCTCTATCAAATGGAGCATCGTGAATCACTTGAGGAAGAACTTTTTGAACCTCTTGCGCTATTAAACCTACTTCTTCGACTTCAGCACTAAATCCAGCTTCAATGGCTGTTTCATTCCAGTTATATGTTATACCGTTTAGTGACATAACTTTATCTAATGCACTGTCAATGTTTTTAATATTTGTTTTAAGTCTTGCATCTGAAGTATTTGAAATAATATTTTCAGTAGCAGTAATACGTCCTGCAACGTTTGGATCTGCTGTGTTAACACCAATACAACGTACACTTGTAAGATTTTTGCTTGAGTCAAACAAATCATTGCCTGCCATTTTAATAGCACCAACGTTTACGTTAATACCTGTATCGTCTAAAATTTGGAACCAAATTTTATTTGAATCTTCTGGTTCTTTAAAGTCTAATCCTTCAGGTGTTGCAAGTATTTCACAGTCAACGCCTGAGTCACTTGAACCATTAAATGTAATACCTGGATTAGTAGTACCGTATAAGTTTATTTTACCGCCGTTATTATTAATAGTACCGTTAATAGTATGTGAGTCACTTGTTGCATTACCTAGTGTGCCGTTACCGTTATAACTAAAGTTACCACTTGCACTTAGACTTGTAAATGCACCTGAACTAGCACTACTTGCACCGATTGACATATTGTTAATTGTACCACTACCCGGGTTAAGTGTTAGTGACCCTGCTGGTGATATAGTAACTGTACCTGTACCACTTGGTGACATAGTTACGTTAGCATTATTTGGTGAAAATGTAACTGTTGAGTTAGCATCGAGTGTTGTAAACTGTCCAGTACTTCTTGATACGTTACCAATTGCGCCTACAAAGCCGCCTCCTGAATAAACACGTTTAGCAATACTTGCACCACCTTCACAACGTAACTGTCCTGTGTCACCTGTTGCATTTGTTGCTTCACCTGTGCCTGTAATATCTACTACACCACTTGCTGTTACACTTGTAAAAGTACCTGTATTGCTACTTACGTTACCAATTGGACCTTGGAAACTACCTGAATAAAGTGCTCCGCTTACACCTAATCCGCCTGTTATAACTACTGTACCTGTTGTAGTATTAGTTGATGCTGTATTTGCTGTAAATGTTGTTGCACCGCTTGATGTTAGTGTAGTAAATGCACCTGTATTAGCTGTACCGCTGCCAACTGGCCCATTGATTCCGCCTGCGTAGATTGATCCACCTACGCCTACACCACCTGTTACAACTACTGCACCGCTACCTGTTCCTGAGCTTGCTGTTGCAGAGCTAAGTGTTACATTACCACTTGCGTTAAGTGTTGTAAATCTACCAGTTCCTGGTGTTGTAGCACCAATATTCATGCCATCTATTGTACCTGCACTGTCAGAACTAATTGTTACTGTAGTACCTGATCCTATTACTACTGGACCATCTGGATCTATAGTAACTGCTGAACCTGCATCTGTTGGAGAAATTGTAACAGTTTGTCCTGACGTTGTAAATTCAATGTTACCTGGAAAACTTGTAGTTTCTCCTGCATCACCGATTGATACTGTACCCGTACTAGAACTTAAATTTAAGTTTCCTGCAGGACGAATAGTTGCTTGTCCGCCTGGCTGTATTGAGACGGAGGATTGCGGACTAATGTCAACTGTTCCTGTTCCTGTTGGTTTAATTTGTATGTTTTCATCTGCAGGATTAAGTTCTACTGGACCATCTGCATTTAGTACATCATTAAATGTAACTGGTAATTCAAATACTGTAGTACCTGCTAACGCACTTGTTAGAACGTAATTAGTACCGTCTGATGTTAAAGTATAAGTTGAGTTTGTTGGAATATCAATCTCAGTACCTAGTGTAACACCGTTACCAGTAATTTGTCCTGCTGCTGTACTAAGAGTAATCATATCAGCAGTAGCATTATAAAATGTTTGTTTGCTACCAGGGAAAAATACAGGACTTACCATTTCAACTGTATATCCCGGAGTTCCGGTTAAACTGATAATTCCACCTGTAAACGCATAGGTAAATTCTGTTGCTCCGGTTACTTCTAGCGTTTGTGGTGCTGTATTATAACGTGCCATTCTTTATTCCCCTAATTACGTTGTAGATGTTTCAATGCCGTACACAGTAACTCCAACATTTGATGCATCTGTGTTTACTACTATATTTAGTCCACCTTGCATAACTAAGCCTGTGCGTTCAAACACACCGTTTGGAATAATAATTGTATTCCATTCGATCCATTCTTCATCATTTGGCACGCCTGTAGTTGCCATTGCTAATTTCATTGAAATAGCGTTTTGGTTTCTATTAGTAATTGAAACGTTTGCTACTGCATATGTACCGACCGGAACAGTATATACAGTGGTGTCTGTATTTAATGTTAAGTCTTGTACTCCTAGTCTTCCTGTTGCCATTTTTAATTCTCCGTCCTTATCTGCTTAAGAAGTATCCAAGTGCTACTGGAGCTCCATCAATACCACCTGTAAAATTCATTTTTGCTTTAATATTTAGCTGTCCGCCACTTGTAGTTGTTATTTCATCATTTGCAATGAATACAACACCTGCTGTAAGTGTGTTAACGTTCAAGCTACTCTGACCGCCACCAATCTGTGCTGTAATGTAGCTCTTAATTGCACGTTGCGTTGGAACAATACTATCACTATTTTCAGTAAAGAATGGATCTGTACTGAACTGTGTAATAATTGCTGATCCAATACCAACAGCAATACCACCAAGTTGCAATGACTGCAAGCCTGCTAAGTTAAACGCATCAGCATCCAACGTCGCAGTACCTGTTGACTGTTGAACTCCAAACAGTCCGCCAACGTTAAAGTTACCATCTTGGTCAGTACTTGTAAAGAACACTCGACCACCGCCACTACTTAATTGTTGTCTATTAATATCTGCTGTAGTAATATCAACAAATGGATAGTTCGTTTTAGCTTGGTTTCCTGTACCAATATACAAGAAGTCATGTCCAGTTAGTCGTACTTGTGAGTATTTGTTAGTTGTAACAACTCTTGTACCATCTTTTGGTGCATTTAATGTTACTAGTCCTGGACTAATTTGGAAAGTTGCTGTATAACTTCCAGGTTGTCCTATAACATTACTAATTGTAACTAGTTTGTAATATGATCCAGGAATATTATCAAACTCAACATTTGATCCAGGTTCTGGTAATTCAAACAAGCCTCTTAGTGCAATAAATGTGCTTGGTTGATACAAGTCTGCGTTACCGTCGCCGCCTAGCTCTGCTGTTGCTGTTGTATAACCTGCACCTCTATTAGTAAATGTTGGGTTAGCTAACGCACCATTTCTAATTCTCGAATTAACAGCTACATCGATAGTTGCGTTCGGATCGCCAATTGTTGCTTTTGGACTTCCTGCAAATGTTGCTGTACCTATAGCAGTTGGTGCTACAGTTTCAATATCAAAACTTGCTCCTCCATCAAGTAAGCTAATTTCTATATCTGTTCCAGCTATTGCCGAAATGTAGTACTTGACTTCGGAATCAATACCAATTGCTGCTAAACCGTCTCCGTCAAAGTTGATAGGTTGTCCTACAAACAAGTTAGACACTGTGTTTAGTTCAATTGTGTTTGGTGCAGTTGTACTTACAATAGAACCTTGTGTAAATCCTGAACCCGGTTCTCTTAATGTAAATGCTACAATAGAATCTGTATCTACATAAGTTCTACCATTTGGTCTAGCACCAGTTTCAATCCACTTTGCACCATTGCTGCCGCTACTAGTAACAGCAGCCCAGATTGGAACATTACTTGGATTACCAAATGCTACCGCTGCAAACCCAGCAGTATCACCTGTAGTTCTATCTGTCCAAATAACACCGTCTTGTGAAGTTGCAAAAGTACCTCCAATTGGTCCTGATGCTAAAAATAGTCCTTGACCATATTGTACATCACTCCATCCTGATGAACTAATATTAGCAAGTGATGTTGATCCTGCTGACCAGTTTTGACCAAAGTCATAACTTATAGCCTGTTCACCTGCTGAACCAATTGCAACAAAACGTCCATTACCGTATGCAACCTTCATCCAATTAGTTGAAGAACCAGGTAATGCGCCACCTACAGTCCAAGTAATACCGTTTGAGCTATAAGACGTATATCCGTTATCGTTAATAGCAACAAATGTTGTACCACCATATGCTACACTTACAAAAGTACCTGCAGGTGGTGTAGTATTATCACGTGATACCCAGTTTTCGCCGTCTGTTGATGTTCCTGCTGATCCTGATCCGCCTGTACCACCAACTACAACCCATACACCGTTACCAAATGCAATATCATTAAAGTTTGAATTTGGTAGTGCTGAACCTGCTGCCCAAACAGCGCCAGGAGCATCTGTTTGTGTTAAGTATGCATTATTAGTTGATCCAGGAGCAATAGCAACCCATCTAGCATCTTCATCAGTAATTGTTACTGTTGGTTGTGAAGTATAACCGGAACCTCTAAGTAAAATACCATCATTATCTTCGTCAATAGTAATAGTTGCTACACCTCTGTTATCAAGTGTTGCAGTTACTTCAGCTTGTACTGAAGCTCCTCCGCCTGTGATAGTTACAGTTGGAGCAGTTAAGTAGTTATTACCTTTTGTGTCAACAATAATTTCAGTAACCTTGTCTGTTTCAGCAGTTACTGTCGGTGCTTGTGAATAACCTGCACCAGTACTTGTAATGATAATCTCTTGGATAATACCGTCTTTAACTGTTGCAACAGCACTTGCGCCGCCGCCACCTGCTGTTGGCGTAAACACAATAGTCGGAGCAGTTACAAAACCAGTGCCGCCATTAATTACATTTACTCTTGCAATCTGTGTCGGACCTGGTAAACCAATACTATTAATTTCACCTAGCTCTGCTTCAAGTATTGCACCTGAACCACCTAGTCCGCCGATAACTGCTGTTGCTGTTGCTCCTGTGCCGCCGCCAAATGCGCTTGCACTCCAGTTACCTGTTGCTGGTAATACACCAGCTTGTACCCAAGTTTTACCATCTAATGAGTAATCAGTTTGTGTACCATTATTTGGTAATGCTATATATCTACCCATTGCAAAATCAACTCTATCAAAACCAATAGCGTCTGCTGTAGTAGTATTATTTGCAGTAAATCCTGGCTCTGTATAATGTACTGACGGTTCAATAGTATAACCAGTTGTTAAGTCTAGTCCTGCTACTGCTGCTTTACCTGGAATAACATTATCCCAACCAGCTGTATACATTGCAACACTTTGACCTGTTGTAGTTATTAGTGTTGCTGCTGCTCCTCCAACGGAATCACTTAGCTGAATAGTGCCGTCTAAGTTATTTGTAATAACGTAGTAAACATTGCTAGGTGAATTACCTTCATCTAAACCGCCTACACTTGCATTTAAGTAAACTGGATCATCTACGCTAAGATGCTCATAGTTTCCAGTTATAGTAACAATGTTTGTCGTTGCAGTTGTAGCAGTAATTGTAAATGGCTCAATGCTTGGTTTATAAACAGTTGCATTTTTAGTACCATTATTAAATCGTAATATCTTAGCATACTGTCCTACACCTGAACCTGCTGTAATTTGTACATTCATTCCTGAATATGCATTACTTAGAGCAAAGTCAGTAGCAGCTAGTGTGATATATGTTGGATCGCCGCCTTGCGCAACGTTTTGAGCAGTTACATAATCCTCACCGCCGATACCGTTGCCATCGTTTAAATCGATGATACGTGTTTCAACAACAGCACTATCTCTAAATTCATCATCGTCTGCTGCTGCATTAAATCCTGTACCACTGATTGCAAATTCTGCATTGGTGTAATCTCTACCAGCGTTGCTGAACTCAAATCCTAGAACTTCTTCTTCTCCGTCTGTTGCTACACTATATATTGTTGCTTCTTGTGATAAGTTATCAACTATTGCTGTAATTGGTTCTTCACCTGTGTCAGTACCTTCAGCAATAACACCATATGTACCATAAGATGAGTTACCATTTGTAGCACGAATACGTCCGCCAAAGTCTGCTAAGTAACCTGAATAGTTATAGTATGCGAACACAGAAACAAGTTCTGTTAATGAGTTGTTACCGCTACACCATACGCCAATACCATCACTTAGTACTTGTGTAAAGTCGTTTGAAACAATAGATCTGTTACCGCCTGCGTGTAACGCACCGTCAATTTTACAACCAACACAACCAACACCAAATGTTGTTACGTTTTGTACATAACAAGATTTGTTAGTTACCCATGCTTCGGTATCATTTGGACCAAACCCTGGATCAAGTGATACATAAGAGCCTGCTGTTGGACGTCTTGTTCCAAAGTCATTAAGTTCTGTTAAGTTTCCACGTAGTCCATTAACTGTTTGGTTACGTACACCAGTTGCGTTTCTTACATGATACATATCTGATTTTTCAGAACCATTAACCGCATTTAAGTATAGCTCACCTGCTTTCCAAACTTTGTGATTTCCTGGATATTGTAAATCGTATACAATAGCATCAATATAACGCTCCATGTCTCTACGGCATAGAGCAGGATCATATGCATATCTAGCAACACTAGATCCAGAAGCTACATCAAGTACTAGAGGTTCGCCGCCTCTGGTATCAGAAATTTCAACACCTGTTGTATCTACAATAGATGAAACATAATAAGTTTGTCCTGCTACTAGTTCGCCAAATGCATTTTCGTCAAACACAATAGGATCGTTAACTATTAAGTTGTGGGCACTAGTGAATCTAATAGTTCCTGGAGAACCTTCAATGTCAGTTACAGTTCCACCATAACTTTGTGTGATCCAAGCTGTTGCCTCGTTTGCTAAGAAGTTTCTATTTGCTTTAAGTATATCAACAGCATTGATTGTTTCTGTATCACCGAAGTACGTAATAGTTCCATGAATTTCTGGAGTGTTTCCGTTACCTTTGTCTAGCATATTAATAATAATATCCATTAACGAATTAGTACGCTTTTTAGCTAATGCACTACCGTCAATGTATGTAGCAATTACATTTTTTAGTTCTCTATAAGATTGTACAGTAGCATTCTTTTGCGCTCCTAAAACTAAGTCTGCTTGTGTACCTCTATAGTATGCCTGTGCAACAATTTGTGTTAAGTAGTTGGTGTTATTCATCATATCTCTACCAACTGCTTCTACAATATAACCTACATCTCTTTCACACTTAGCTACATCATAGTCAAGTGTTGGATACTTATCTGCAATAAATGATGTAATAGCTGCCTTAATTGAAGATAAAGAACCAGTTAAGTTTGTGAACTGCTGTTGTAATGTTCCAGAAACACCAGTAATGCTACCTGTTTGATAAATGTATGCAGTAGCAATTATATCGTTTTGATCATCTGCTTCATAAGTAGGTCCATTAAAGTATCCTGACAAAGTAAACGTTGTTGGATTAACAATGGACTTAACATAGTATGTTTCAAAGTCTTGGAACTCGTCTAAGAATTGGACAATGTCGCCTACACGTAAGTTGTGATTAACGTCACAAATAAACCCATTACTAGATATGCCAGTTACTGTAACACGAGGTCTTAATTGTTGATCGTTTATGCTATCATAAACTATTGTCATTAATTCTTCAACTTTAGCTAAAGATCCGGCATCACCTACTGGCTGAAGTGAATCTCTTATTACTGGTTCAACATATCCTTGTAATGGTCCTGGACTTACGGCACTGTTTACTGCTAATCCAGTAACAATTTGTTTTGCATAATCATATGCAGCAAGTGTAGCAGTTTTCTCATCTTCGCTAATAACTAATTCATTATCACCGTTAATGTCTTTCTGATAGTAAAATTCTGCAAATTTTACTGATGCATAATTACTGTTATAAGTTAAATCATATCTTAATGCATCAACTAACATTCCAACATCTCGTTCACACTTGGTTTGATTATATGTTAGTGATGGATACTCTTGATTTAAAAACTCAATTACTTCAGCTGTTACATATGCTTTATTTTCCCAAATAATGCTTGCTGCTGCAACATCTGCTGTGTCAGCATCACTAGGTTCAACCCATTTAGCAACTGGAATTTTGCCGCCGTTAATGTAATTTGTTAAGTCTTCAATTAATAAGTTTACTGAAGCGTTTGCTGATACTGTTGCAACACGTCTTACTTTTTGTGCCATAAACTCCATGCTACCAACAGTTGCATATAGTTCATTATTAACAACTTCTAAAGCAGATGCAATAAGTCTATAATAACTCATTCCAGCTTTTGTAGTTGCAAAGTTTGATCCGGTATATAAATCTCTAGCAAGTGCATCAACAATTAACCCTGCATCACGTCTGCAAGTATCTTGATTGTATTCTAGTTCTTGATGGAATTTTTCTACCCAAAACACAACATCTTCAACAATTTCATTTTTACGATTTAAAATTCTATTATACGCTGTTGTTGTTTCAATTTGCTGCCAACTATTTGCAATTTCGATAGCAGTGTTTGCTTCGCCGTTGTTAATATAGTCAAGTACATCTTGTACTCTATCTTCAGCAAATTCAATTGATGCTGCGTTACCCGGAGTACCGCTTGTATCTTGTACTTCTGTTACACCTGGGCTAGTAGTTACAGTAGTTTCTGCAATGACTTCTGCAACAACAACTTTTAATCTTGCATACGCTGCAAGAGTTGCTGGAAGTTCGTTTGCACTAATTGTTAGTACAAAGTTTGAATAGTATGCGCTACCTGCAATCTCTGACTGTGTATTACCGCCATATGTTAAATCATAACGTACTGCATCAAGTATATAACCTACATCACGGATGCAACGATCTTGTCCGTCAGCACTAATAGATCCCCATATAACATCGTAACCGTTATTAGAATCTTCTAACCAATGACGTATTTCATCTTGGATAAATGCATGGTTAGCAACAATTTGCGCTGCTGCATCACCGTATGTTGTAGTAACACCAGTTGTGTTTGATGCTGTAGCATAAGCAGTATCACTAAAGTCTACTGTATTGTAACCCGGTGCTGTTGGAAATACAGTTGGCGGTAATGCTGCTAAACCGTTTTGAACAATGGTGTTCATATCTTTAATTAGTTTGTATGCACGATCGCCATCTTTTCTAGTTCCAGGTTCGGATATAACTCCGATAGTAAGTTCTGTTATTGCTGAATTTAAGAATCTAACAGTTGATAGTGTTTCTTGTAGTTGACTATTTAGAACTAGTTCTGTTGATACTGTACCTCTACGATATGCTATAGCATTTTGTACTGACAAGTAATTACTATCAAAAATTACGTCATAACCAATACCGTCGATCATATAACCAACATCTCTTTTGCAAAGATCTTTGTTATATGTTAAAGTAGGATACACAAAATCAATATAATCAACTAATGCATCTTGTATAACCGGAGTTCTTTCTGTTAACACATTTTTTAATTTTTCTAAAGCATTGTCAGTCCAAGCAGTTGAAGGCTTAATTAATGCTGGAGCTAATGCAGTGTCAGCAGTATTATAAATTTCTTGTGTTCTGTCTTGAGCAAATGTACCTGCACCAAGTGAACCTGCTGTTCCATTAGTATCCTGTGTATCGGCATTACTTGTAGATTTTGTAATTGCATTACCTTGTGCAATATCTGAAATAATATCTATAAGTCTTTGCTGTGCATCAAGTGTTTCGGTTTTTTGACTTGCACCTCTTACAAATGCGCCGTCTAAATCATAAAATAATCTAGATTGAATAATAGTTGCTAAGTTACCTCTATATGTTAAATCATATTTTACTGCTTCAATCTGTTCATCTAAATCTTCTAACCACTGTGCTTTTGAATCTGAGTCTAAACCTACCCAGAATGCACCATGGTTATCTGTCATATATGCATCTATTTCAGAAATGATAAAGTCTTTGTTAGCAGTAATAAGTCTACGTGCATTAAAGAATCCTGTATCATAGTTTGTTGGATCAGTGTATGTATAACTAGTTGGAATTGAACCTGATCCGTTTTCTAAAATATCTATAATTAAGTTTGTACTTTCATCTACTTTTGCTGTTCTAGTTGAGTAATACTTAATTCTATCTCTCGTATATTCAATTGTTCCTAGTGTTGGTTCTAGTTGACTATCAATTACAAGTTCTGCAGAACTAATTGCTCTACGATAAGACATGCCTGCTTTTAGTGAACGGAATGTACTTCCAAATAAAACATCATATTCTAAAGCGTCTACAATATAGCCAATGTCTCTTTCACACTTAGCTTGATCATAATCTAGATCCGGATAATTTTCATTAACCCAGTTAGTTGCACCTGTTTGAATACTAGATTTTACATTAGTAAAATCTGTAACTATAGATTGTACAACAGTATCAGTCCAGCTAGTATCTGGAAGTATCGGTGTTGGTAATGTACCGTCTGTGTCAATAGTATCATAAATTTCTTGAATACGTGCATCTGCAAATGTTTCTGCACCTGCACTACCTGCTGTTCCTGAAGTGTCTTGAGTTTCAGTATTTCCTGCTGTCGGAGTAATTGTTGTTTCAGTAATTACATCTCCGATAATTGATTTTAAATGTGCGTATGTAGCAAGCGTTTCTGCTTTTTTACCAGTACCGTAAACTGGGTTACCATTTACAAAATAACTTCTTGCTGCTACTGTAGTTTCTAAATTACCGCCATAAGTTAAATCGTAACGTAGTGCATCGATAATATATTTTGTGTCTCTTTCACAGTTTGCAGTATCAAATGTAAATAATGCATCAAATGGTGCAATAGTATTATCAACTTGGAATTGAATCCAGGCTGTTTGTTCTGCTACTATGAAATCTCTGTTTGCTTCAAGTTGTGCAACAGCGTTTGCAAATCCCGCATCGCTTGCGTTGTTTGTACCGCTTGTAGGTGTTGGACCAACTTCTGGTAAGTCTGGTACAACTTGTAACCCATTTGCAAGTACATCAGTTATAACTTCAACGCCATTGTTTAGTCTGTTTGTTGAAGCTGTGTTTCCAGCATATCCGTTTACATACTGCTGATCTACGTTATTTCCAGTAGTCTTAGCAATCTCAACATTTTGTAAAATGTCATCAGCTACGTCTTTAATTCTGTTTAATGCACTAGTTGTTTTGTTTACATCATTTGCTAATTCTGGTATTGCTGTTTGAGGTTGTACAACACTTGTACGTAGTTCGTCTCCTACTACCGCAGTATATTCCGGAAGAATCATTGGAAGTACTTCGTTGTATGTACCTGTTTTAATAAACACTGTAGTATTTGGAAGAATAGGTAATGCAATAGCAGTGTTAGAACCTGCAACAATACCGTTTACAACAATGTCTAATAATTCATTTGCTTTTGCTGCGCCAACTTCTTCAGCAGTTAAATTAAAGTCGATAACTTGCTGGGCTCTATCTTCTAACTCAATTCCAATTAATGACTGATAACTAACTGGAGATCTATTATTAAGAACTGTTGAAACAAACTCTTTTAATTTTGTATAAACCTCTTCGTTAATTTTTTTCTGTTCTTGAACTTCTTGAGAAACATAATTGTTACTTTCAACACTAAATGTGTAAGTATTTACATAATACAAGTTAGTTGCTGTTGTGGTTTTTAATGTGCCACCTCTTGAAATATCGTAGATTAGTCCGTCAATAATAGTAGCGCAATCTGCTTCTAGATTATCAAAGTTTACAGATGCGTTACCTTCCATAGTACCTGTATCATCTGTAAGTATTAATGATATACCACCTTGGGTGTCACTAATTCTAAATTCTGTTGAACTTACAATAGCATCAACATAATATTGTGTTCCAGCTGTTACGCCGCCTAATGTTCCATCAAATACAATTGGTATGCCGTCACGTAATTTTTCTGTGCTATTACATGTAAAAGTACGTGTACCACTTGCAGAAGCAGTTATAGTAACTTTATAATTATTCTTTACCCATGCTGTAGATTCTTTAATTAAGAACTGTTTGTTATTTTTTAGAATATCTCTAGTTTGAGGGTTTAAATAACCTTCTCTAATTTGATCTAGTGCATAGCGTACACTTGCCCAAGGTTTGTCGATTGTTAATCCAGATTCTGGTGCAGGCGTATCTGTACCTAAAGGACCAACATAAACAACATTATCAATTAGTCCATAGTTTGCCCAGTCTGGGAAACCATCTGTTGCACGAAGAATCTGACCATCAACACCGATTGGTAATCTTGTTGGACCGTTGTTACCAAAGTAAACTAAATCACCTTCTGCTTCGAGTGCTAGTGCTTCAGACCCGATTGTTAAGATATTCCAATAATCTGCAACTAGATCGTTATCTGGTCTGTTTGCAGTTTCTGATGTGTGTTTTTGTGTACAAATAAATGAACTTGCACCATAAATTACAACATCTCCTACATGATAATCGTTAGCAGGTACCCAAGTAGATGAATAACCAGTATGTGTAACTGTGTCAATGACACCGCCTGTTTGTCCTGTTACTGTTACTATAATATCATTTGCTGGAGTAGTGCCGCCGACATCTGCACCTGAAATAGTTATAACATCATTGTCAGCATAACCTGTACCAGCATATCCTGTTGATATACTGACTGTGTAAACTGTATTTGACTTAACAACATCAAAACGTGCTCCTGAACCACTGCCTGATTCGTTAGTACCAGAAACTTGTGAGAAAGACTCAGTACTTCTTGTCCAGTTAATACCAGAGTTTAGTCTACTCCAGTAAGTATCGTTCGGTGGTTCAAAATCTAAACTATCTGCAATAGCTACATAGGTATTACCGCCAAGTCTTACTACATCACCAACTTTATAAGAATCTAATGAGCTCCAATCACCTTGGAATGCAAATCCTGATGTAAATACTTCCCAATCATCTGGGCTTGCAGTTGGCTGTGCATTTGTATTGTTTGTTTTAGCAACATATACATAGCCACCGTATGTAACTGTGTCTCCTATTTGATAGACTGTAGAATTATCCCAGCTATCTTCAAATTGGAAGCCTTCGATAAAGACATCCCAGTTTACTTCGTCTGAAATAAAATCATTTGAAACATGCGGTGCAGTACAAATGAAAACGTTTCCGCCGTATTTTACAACATCATTAACACGGTAACGAGTTGTAGTTACCCACTCGCCTAAATATACAAGTCCGTCGCTGAATAACGTCCATTTACCTTGATCGGCTTCTAAGCCTAATGCTACTGTGGCAGAAGAAACGTGAGCAGTGTTACATACATAAACATAACCGCCATATCTTACTAGGTCATTAATTTTATAACGGGTATTTATTGTCCAATCACTTTTCCAATCAAAAGATGTAGCAAACGGTGTCCACTTATCTAAGTCTGCTTCAAGACCTAAATAATCAGGATCTGCAAATGTTGCTGATGTATGTCCTGTTTCAGCAATATAAACAATAGCACCATAACGTACAACGTCACCTGGTGCATATGTAAATTCTGGTTGCCAATCACCTTGCCAACTTGTACCATCTGATACAATATCCCATTTTGGAATTTCGTTATCAAAATCTGCTTGGAAATCTGTTGATGCAGTATGGTTTCTAATACATATGTATGATTTACCGCCAAAACTTACAACATCGTCTGCGACATATGCTCGTTCTGCTGCCCAGTCACCCTGCCAAACAAATCTAATTCTACCTAGTTTAAACTCTGCCATTTTTTATATAACTCCGTGTTCTTATATTTATCCTATTGCAAATCACCGCGTGTAGGATCGACAAATGTCTTAAAGAAATAAGCCATTGCAAGTCCGTCTCCTGCCCAAGCTGCTGTTGGTCCTTCTACCATTGCTTTGGTTCCGATTTTAACTTGCCAATCTTCACCACCTTCAGGTATTGAAGATGTAATTTCGTCTGGTCCGCCTACTTTAACAGTACCTGCTTGTAGCAAACCTGTAAATGTGTCTGAACCACCTTGTGACAACCTACTTGCTAAGTAAGTTCTAATTGCCCTCTGTGTTGGTACAATATTATTTGAGTTAGCAACAAATGTACCGTCTGTGCTAAACTCTGTAATAACAGTAGGTGATCCGCCAAGTGCAACACCACCGATACTCAATTCTGTCAGACCTTCAAGTCCAAACTCTGATGCACTCAATGTAACAACACCAGTTGCCTGCTCAACTGCAAACAAGTCACCTACTCTAAAGTTACCATCTTGGTCTGTGCTTGAATAAAACACACGACCGTTATTTGTCTCTTGGACTTCATCCTGTGGCTCTAGTCCTGTATCTACTGGTAAGTTAGGATAGTTAGATTGTATTTCGTTACCAAAACCAATGTTTAGGAAGTCGTGGTTAGTAATACGACATTGACTAAATCTTGAACGTATGGTAAACGGTGTATCATTTTCAGGGGCTGTTTCTTGTGTAAGTTGTGGACTAATTGATATTAATGCTTCTAGATTTGGAACTTCTGTTCCTCTTAATCTAGTTGCACTTGCAACTCTATAAATTTCTGGATTCCCGTCAAACTGTAAATTATCACCTGGAGCAGGGAATCTAGTAATTCCTTTTGCAATAAATTCTAATCCAGTTTGGAACGAATCTGAGAAGCCATCACCTCTAATCGCAATAGCAGTAGATGTTGAATTATACCCACTACCTTGACTTATAAATGTTGGAGCTCCTAGTGTTCCGTCGCCAATTCTTATTTGTATAAGAGCTTCTTCTGAATTGTTAGGGTCTGTAATAGTAACTCCAGGGCCAAAACTGTCATCAGTATAACCAGAACCTGTTTCTAATAAACTAATTCCAGTAATTCTAGCATTACTAACAGATGCTCTGCCAAATGCTTTACATCCTGCTCTAGCTTTATATGCAGAACTGCCGAATTCATCTATAGTCATAAACCAACCTTTGTTAGTATTTCGATCAATGCCAAAAGCACAAACATCATAATCGCCGCCGACTGTATCTGTTTCTTGATCCCAGGTATAACCGTCTGGCGATGTATAACAGATTCCTGTATCTGGGTTAATCACTACAAAAACGCCTTGACCATATTTAATAAATGATCCGCTAACATCTACATTAGAAGCATACCAATTTATGCCATTAAAGCTATATGCTGAAGGTCTGTCGTCTCTAGATATTGCTACAAATCTTCCGTTTCCAAATTCAACACTGCTCCAGTTGTCAATAGTACTTCCGTCGCCATCTTCTCTTAGAGTCATTCCAATCCAAGTAACGCCTCCGTCTGTAGAATATTTTCCAATGTCGTTTGATCTAGAAATAACTACAAATGTTTCTTTACCATAAGTAATATCGATCCAGTCTTCGTCACCAATAGCTGGTGAAACTACACTAGTCCATGTAATACCATTGTTATTACTATAAGCAATTTGTGATCCGCCGTTTGCTACAGCAACAAAAGTTCCGTTACCGTATGTTACCGCTGCATAGTTTAGACCACCTAAACTAGGTAAGTCTACTGATAACCATGTTAACCCATCAGCTGCTGAAACTAGACAATCTGTTCCATCAGCTGACAAAATAAACCAAGTGTTATTGCCGTAACACGCATCTACCCAACCGCCATTAGTACCAGGAGTGCCTGATATAGGTAATGTATAAACTTCGTCCCAGTCAGTATAATCACTAGTTCCTAAAACAGTATCACCCTGACGAGGTATTGCAAGCATTTTATATCCGTCACTTACAATAGCACAGAATCCTAAGCCGTCGCCGCCTTGTATAGTTGGTAGTAACTCAACATAAAAGTTTGGTTTATCAAATGTAATTCTTGGTTCAATAATATAAACTGATGTAGAGTCAAACTGTGTAACTAAAGGAGTTCCTGCATTAATGTGATCCCAACCAACTTCGTTGATTTGCATAGAACCAGTTTCGTCAATTAATGTTACATCCGGGCCGCCTTCTGTTTCAGAAATTGTAATTTCGTATGATGAATTCGTATCAGTTTTAGAAGTTACAAAATATTTTGTTCCTTCTACGATGCCGCCAAATATTTCTGTAAAGAATGATCCTTCCATTGCATCTCTACCAGCTTCTAATACTAGTTTAGTGCCAGTTGTTTGGCCGTTCATTGTTCCTGTGGTTGTAGTTAACACAATTTCGTCTAATACCGTAGTAACAATTACATTACCGACTGCTGTTGTTAATGGAACGGCTGCGCCTCCTGGTGTTTCGGAAATTGTAAATGATGTAGCATCGTTAACAACCTGTATATAGTAAACTTCATCATTATCAAGTTGTCCAAATGTTACACCTGTAAACTTAATAGGAGCATTTACAATAAATCCGGCTGTACTATCAACTGTTATAAGGTTTGATATGCCTTCAGTTGCTGTTGCTGTAGTTGTAATTATATCACTTGCTAAGGTAAAGTTTGTCCCATTTAAAATACTATTAACATAATATTTTGTTTTTTCTTGTAAGCCGCCTAGTATGGTTCCTTCTTTAAAAATAATAGGGTTTAATGAATTTAAGCCTGAAGTATCAGCAATAGTAAGACTGTTATCAACTGCACTAGATGCTGTTACTTCAATCGGTAATAGTGCTTCTGAAATTGCAAACTCAGTATCATTATAAACTTCATGAATATAATAGGTAGCACCTAGTTCAACGCCGCCGATTGATTTACCTGTAAATTGTATAGGAAGTGTTACCTCCATATTAGCAGTTGTATCTGCTTCTAAGAAGCTAGTTTGATCTGGATAGTTTAATGTAAATGGCGGAATTTCTCCTGTTAATACAATCGGAGAATCATCTGGATCCTCAATGTTTACGTTTGATAACGGCCATACAGCACCGCCTAGTGATGTCGAAATTTGGATTGTTCTGTCGTCAATTACGTCAATAATATAATAATCAAAACCAACAATAACGCCGCCAAATGTTGTACCACTAAAGTTAATTTTTTGTCCTATACGTAATCTAGCAGTACTGTCAACGTACATGTAGTTATTTAAATCTCCTAATGTACCTAAAACATTTACTCCGCTTTGTGAAGAACTTAGTACGTCTATATTATAAAATGTAGGTGTAAATTCTATTTTTTGTCCTACAAAAATTCCATGAAAATCTGTATTAGGTCCAAATATAAGAGTATTATCAGCAGTGTTTACTGCTACAATTTCTTGCTGATCAAAAGATTCTTTAACAACAGATGCATACTTAGTAACTGGATCATAATTTGAAATAATACCATATTGACCAGCTCCAATACCTGACTGTACAACTAATCTCATACCTTCATATTCTGTTGCTGTTGCTACTTCTGATTGTGCTAATATTAAAAGTTCTGTGCTGCCGCCTTGAGCATTATTTGACTGAATATTGTAACCTAAACCGCCTAATCTAACTGTTTCGCTTTCAAGAATTCTTGACTGGAATATTGATCCAGTTCTTACTTCGTCTGCAATTACTTTAACTCCTGTACCAGCACCTGTTATATTGATATTGGCATGTACCGTTGGTGTACTGTCAGTATTTTCTACAAAATAATCTGGAGTATCGCCTATTAATATTTGAGCTCCGTAAAAATTTGTATACCCAGCAATACCGTCAATTCCTCGAGGATAAACTCGCATTGTTAAATTTGTATTTTGTGCTGTTTCGTCAAATATTGAATATGAAAGTCTCCACCAACCGTCTTCTAAGAAGTCGGCTCGAAGATCAGTTGGGTCATTTAAATTTCCTAATTGAGATAATGTTGTAAATTCCTCTGTATCAAAATTAAAACGACAACTATATGTTTTTTCTTCTCCTGGTGTAGGCGATCCACTAAAAATTCCTTCTAAATCAAAATAAGCAGTGTCTCCTTTTTTAGCATGAATACTAACATTATATTTTAATGCAGATCCTAAAGGAACTGTACCTTCATGATTAATTCCAGAAATTGCTGTAATACTCAAATCTTGCACTGTAACCGTAATATCATTTTCTGGTGATCGTCCGCCGAAATTTCGACCGTCTATTTGTATTTGATTACCAATAACATAACCGCTGCCGCCGTTATTAACTGTTACCTCATAGCTTTCAGCAAGAACTTTAACATCAAATGTTGCTTCAATACCAGAACCGCTAATATTTGTTCCCGCAACATTTGTATAAGTTCTTCCTTGAGGTCCAATACCAATTTGTTGTTCAAAATATGCACTGTCAGTTAGAGAAGTATTTGCAGTTACTCTCCAAGCAAATTCGTTTTCATAAGGAGTAGTATTTGCACGTATGACACTAATATTTGAGTCATTGGTCCAAACAGAATCTAATAGATCGTTTGTATAAGTTAATAAGTTTGTGACCTTTTTAAAGTATTCTGATCCGCCATGTGTATATTGTATTTTTAATATTTCAGAATTTGCACCTAACGCAGAAACTGCTTCAGCTGTTGCTTCTCCTGATTTGTTGTTAATTATACCAGTTGCAGGAGTTTCTGAATCGTCAAATCCTTCTGAAATAACACCAAAAGTACCATAAGATGAGTTACCATTTGTTGCACGAATTTTTGCTCCGTCTTCTGCAAAGTAACCTGCATAGTTATAATAAGAGAACACAGAAACACATTCTGTTAATGCATCGCCACCTTTACACCAAATACCAATACCATCTGAAATAATTTGTGTAAAGTCGTTTGATACCATTGAACGATTTCCGCCATTGTGTAATGTTGAGTCAATTTTACAACCAGTACATCCTTTACCGAACGTAGTTACGTTTTGAATATAAGGAGATTTATATGTAATCCAGGCTTCAGTATCGTCTGGTCCTTTGCCTGGATCAAGTGCTACATATGCACCTCCAGTTGGACGTCTTGTTAAGTATTCGTTTTCTTCTGTTAATGTACCACGTAAACCTTTGACAGTTAAATTTCTAATACCTGTAGCGTTACGCACACGGAACATATCTTTAAGAGCATTACCTCCATATACATACATTCCGCCAATGTTTGTTTGTAATTCAACACTTGGTCCGTCTGGTACTTCAGAAACACTGAATGTTGTATCAGTAATCGAGTCGCCAATAACATAATAAGTTTGTCCTGCAACAACATTACCAATTATAGTACTAATTTCGTCAATTGGATTTAATGAAACAAATTGTACCGGAGAATTATGTACCATATTACGTGTTGATCCTACAGTAAACACATTAATATCGCCTGTTGTTCGTGTACATAAAGTATTAATAGGATTAGCAGGTTGTATTGTTGTACCACGTAGTTCGTCACCATTAATTGCTGTGTTAGCAGGAACAACAATCGGAAGTTCTTCAAGATATGTTCCAGATTTTACATTAATTGTACAGTATGCTCCTTCGTTTGCAGACGGAATGTTATCAGGTGATCCTGCAACAAATGATTCTACATATATTCTTTCAAGTGCTCTGACTATTGTAAGTGTATCGCTTTCTAATGTTAAACTACTATTAATATATTGTGTTACAATGCCATTGTCTAATGGCCTTCCTAGTCTATCAGATTCTAGCTGTTGATAACTTGTTGACGACAGTGTGTTTGTAAGAGCTTTTTCAATATTATTAAATAATTCTACAAAGTAAACTATAAAATAAGGTGCTTGTGCTGCAATTTCTTCGTTAGTAAACTTGTTTGTACTTTCTAAATCAAAATAAGAAAGGGCTGCTGCAACAGTTTGAGAGTTGCCACCTTTTTTCAAATCTTTAACTACTGCGTCAATAATTTGACGAGTATCTCTTATAACCTTATCATTATCAAAGTTTACAGAATCAGCAAACGGCTCGGTTCCTTGGTTTTGCTGATACAAGAACCAGTAAAAAGTTTCTTGTGTAATCCACTCTTTGTTTCTTTCTATTAGCTCTTTAGCATTTTGTTGTAAAGTTCCTTCTAAAACTCTTTCACATGCGTACTTAACAGTTTTCCATGCAGTGTCAGGTGTTGTTCCGTATGTTGGTACATCTAAACCGTTTATTGCAACATAATAAACATTTGTAGTAAAGTTAATGTCACTCCAAGTAGGCAATCCATTTACAACTTTTAAAATACTTGCTTCGTCGCCTATTGGTAGTGCAATGTTTCCTTCGTTGCTATCAAATGTAACTAATTCACCTGGTTGACTTAAACTATTTCTTTGATCATGTTGTAAATAAATTACCCAATAATTAGTTTGAAAATCTACATCAGGTCTATTAACTAAAGCCGAAGTGTGTTCTCTAATAGCTCTGTATGTTGCATTTCCGTAATATACAACATCGTCAATATTATATAGAGATCCTTCAGCCCAACGACCTTCCCAGTTAAATCCTGGTATTAACAGTTCCCAATATGCAAAATTAGTACCTACAAAAGTTAACACAGCTTCGTCAGATATTGTGCCGTCTGGCGCATAGTTTAATGTTACTGTAATTAATTTTGTTTCTTCGTCAACACTAACAGTTTCAACTTGTTGTCCACTAGCAAATCCTTCGCCGATAACTGTCATACCAACTGTTATAGCACCTAGATTCACAGAATCTTCTGCGTTTAAAACTAGAGTAGTGCCTGACGATCCTTCTGCTTCAAATGGTATAGTAACTTCAAAGTTTCCAGGATTTTGACCTACGCTGTCTGTTAGTGCAACATATAAATCTCCGCCATAATTTACAATACTACCGATTTTATATTCTTTGTCTACTACCCAATCACCTTCAATATCGTATGCTTGTGTAATAACTTCCCAAGCATCGGTAGAATCTTCACCGTAGTTAGTTGAAGGACGATTTCCTAAGTTATTAATAATTTTACTTTGGAATAGATAACCACCATATAATACAACATCACCCGGTTGATAGAATGTGTCAACATCCCATACATTATCAAAGTCTAACCCTGGAAGCCACAATTCCCAGTACTCACTAATAAATGTATCTGCAAACTCTGTGTTAACTGAATCGTCAAATCCAATTCCTGGTGCATGTCCCCAAATGCATTTATATAAACTAGGACCGTACTTTACAACGTCATTTAATTTGTATCTAACTGTTGCGCTATCTTCTGAAAATGTAGTATATTTTCCTCTGTACTGTACACCATACTGAGATAACTTCCAATATCTTTCAGTACTATCTTCAATGTCTGTATAATCAGCTTCTAATCCTTCTAAATCTGTTGCAGCAGATACATGAGCAATAGTACATTCGTAAGCTGAACCGCCATAGTTTACAATGTCGCCCGGACCATATGTTGTATTAGATGTCCATTCACTTTTCCAAGTTTTAGACTCCGCATATACGTCCCACTTGTCAATGTCTGGATCAATTATACTTGCACTAAGATGTTCTTCATTACATTTATAAACAACACCACCGAAAATTACAATATTATCTAATGCATATCTTTTAAACTGTTCCCAAGGTCCTTTCCAGGTTTGCCCTGTCATCATTAGTTCCCATCTAGGTTCAACAGCGTTTAAATCATTGTTAAATCCATTTGATGTATGAGGAATCAAACAAACATATGCTTTACCTTCGTATTGTACAATTTCGTCTTTGTTATAAACGTATTGATCTTGCCAGGGGCCTACCCAACTAAATCTTAATCTGCTAATTTTAAATTCTGACATTTATGCGGTTCCTAATTTATTTTACATATTTATGTGACTATCTGTGATGGCAAATAATTGTAAGCCTGATTAATTCTAACTACTAATTCGCCTTCGTCGTTAACATAATAATACATATTTTTGTTATCCCAGCGATATTGATCCCATTGTAAATTTGTGTACGGACGACTATGATCTTCTTCTAGACGACCGTCAAAAAAGTCAACACCATATTCAAACTCAGTAAAATCATCTGCTGACTTTCCTGGATTATTAACTGTAATTGTATCAACGTCCTTTAACTGATCAATTTTTGCAAAAAACAAAGTACCGTCCTCTGTTCTTCTTAAGGCATAAAAGTATCTAGGTTGACCTACGCCTAGTAATTCTGTTATACTTGGTGTTCCGCCTACGTAAAATGCTGACATACTTTATCTCCTTATACAATCTCTACTGTACTCATAATAACATCGACGCTATCGTCTACGTTAGAAGTAACATACAAATTATTCTCTGGAGTAAGAATTAATTTTTCTCCTCCATTTAGTACTCTTAAACTAGCATTTGGCGGCAGTACAATTTCTTTAGCATAATATCCTGTAGTACTAGCTTCGTCTCTTAATTCAACATCTACTAGTACAGTTCCGCTTGTGATATTAGCTAAACTAAATCCTACTACTGTTACTCTTGCGTTTTCGTTAGTTGCAAGTACTTCTGTTCTTTGTGTTCCTATGTTAGGTACTACTTTGTTTTTAAATGTTGTTGCCATATCTTTATCCTAATACCAATACTGTTGCTAGTGCAATTTCTTCTGCATCACCTCTAGTAATACCTGCTCCAGAACCCGCAACAGATACCCAGTTACTTCCGTCAAATATTTCAACACGACTATCGTCAGTATTAAAACGCATTTGTCCTACTTCAACAAATCCTGCAGGAGGTCTATCAACGCTTGCACCTACTGGAATAACAACACCATATGTGCCGTCAAACTTTACATAACCGTTTCCAGTATTTTCAAATAATGTAACACTGTCACTTACTGTGTTTGTAATTGTAGAACTTTCAAATGCAAAATTGTCAAATCTTACTCTACCTGCACCGTTTGCAGACAAACGCAAATCAGTGTCAACTGTGCTAGTTGTTATAACATTGCCGTCGATTTCAACATCGTCAACAATCACTTTCGGTGCGTTTAATCCAGAATCGTTAACAGTTACAATAGTACTACCTTGAACATCAAATCTAATTACACCGTCATTAGCTCCTTCAGTTAACTCAGCAGTAACTTTTGTATCGCCGTCTAAATCTTCTACACCTTTTAGATTAATCCAATTTGTTCCGTTATAACCTTCAAAGCGTGATAAGTCTGTATTATAACGAACTTGTCCTGTTACTTCTGCAGGACGTTCTAATGTTGTACCTGCAGGTAATTTTAATGCACCTGTACCATTAATTATAATATTACCGCTACCAGGTGTTAAATTTAAATCATTAGTTGTAGTAATAGTAGATCCATTAACATCAAAATCATCAATAATAATAGATCCGGTTCCGTTTGCACGTAGTTCTAAATTACTATTACTTAATGTAGTAGTAATAAAATTGTCATCAATTAATATATCACCTGTTGAAAATGAATTAGACTGTATACTATTTGAAACGTTAATATTTTGAACTGAAACTGTATTACCTACTGATAAATTATTTTCAATTAATAAATCGTTTTCAGGGATATAAACATTTCCTGTTCCGTTTGCACGTAGTTCTAAATTACTATTACTTTCAGTTGTAGTAATTTTATTACCGGTAACTTGTATATCTTCAAATTGTATAACACTTGCGCTAATAATAACTTCACCAGTTACATCTAGGTTACCAGTTAAATTAATATTACCTGTTTGAGTAGTATTACCGGTATGTGTTAAATTTCCTACAATATTAGTAGTTTTTAAATTAGTATTACCATTTACAGTTAAATCGTTTTCAATAACAACATTATTGCTCGGAACAACTACTTCGCCAGTTCCGTTAGCACGTAATTCTAAGTTTGAATTAGTTTGAGTAGTTGTAATAAAATTATCATCGATTAATATATCGCCAGTACTAAATCTGTTTGCAGTAATTGTTCCTGCACTATTAATATCTCCAACAGTAATTGTTCCTTCAACAATTAAATCGTTTGATATAACTAAATCATTATTAGGAATTAATATTTCACCAAACTGTGTAGCTCTTAATTCTAAATCCGAAGTGCTAATTGTTGTAGTAATAAAATTATCATCAATTTGAATATTTTCAAATTGTGCAGCATCGGAAATAGTAATATTTCCAGTAATACCTAAGTTACCAGTTAAATTAATATTACCTGTTTGAGTAGTATTGCCTGTTTGTGTTACATCTCCTACTATAGAAACACTTTGTAAACTTGTTGTTCCTTTAACTGTAAAATCTTCGTTTGCAAGTATATCATTATTAGGAATAAAAACTCGTCCAGTTCCGTTAGCACGTAAATCTAGATCGCTATTTGATTGAGTAGTTTCTATATAGTTGTCTTGTATTAAAATATTATCTGATGCAAAGCTGTCAGCTGTAATTTGTCCAACTAGTGTAAGATTATTAGCAGTAATATCGTTGCCAACTGTTAAATCATTTGTAATTTCTACATCATTATTTGGTACAAATATTTTTCCAGTTCCACTAGCACGTAATTCTAAATCTGCATTTGAGCTAGTAGTTGTAATATAGTTGTCATCAATTAATATTTCTTCAAACTGTGCTGCACCAGTTATATCTACGTCTTGAGTTACTGTAAGATTGCCATCAACAGTTGTATTGCCAGTTTGATTTAAATCGCCTACTAGAGTAAGTGTTCCGGTAACACTTGTATCTGACAAGGTTGTTGTTCCACTTACTGTTAAGTTATTATCAATTTGTACATTATTACTTGGAACAACTACTTCGCCAGTTCCGTTAGCACGTAATTCTAAATCGCTATTAGATAAACGTGTTTCAATGTAATTTTCACGTATTTGAATATCGTCTACATTAATTTCATTTATGTATAAATTTTTCCAAGTTTTAGTTACAGTACCTAAACTATAAGTGCTTGCAGTTTTTGGAATAATGTCTGAGTCAATACCTGCAATAATTTGAATAGTGTCAGTTGCTTCATCACCAATTGTAATATTGCCTCCGATAGTAACATCACCTGTTACATCAAGACTTCCAGTAACATTTACATCAGCATTAAGATTAATTTCACCACTACCTGCTGCAAAGTTAGCATCTTGTGTTAATGTTTCTACAGTGTTGCCGCTTATGCGCCAATCACCTGTTTCAATCTTAGTACCGTCAACAAAAGTAGTATCGCTTCCTGTAACAAATGTTACACCATTGTCTGTATTAATTTCAAAATCACTTACTGCAAATGTTACACTACCGGTTTCTTGATTAACGTAGAATAAGTCTCCAACTCTAAAGTCGCCTTTGTGATCAACTGAGTTATAACGTATTTTTGCACCTTGTGATTCAACAACTTCGTTTGCTTGGATAACAGTCTCGGTGTCATTAGTAACTTCTTTACCGTTGCCAATGTAAGCAAGGTTGTGTCCAATAGCATACATAATAACACCCGGACCTTGTCCAACAAGTCCAAAGTTACCGTAAACTGATGCAGAAGCAATTAAGCGTACTTCTGCACCAAATTCAC